GAGCATGTGCAGTTCCACCCTTTTTCATTGCTGGGGGTCCACTTGCACCGGGCTGTGCAGCCATTGGAGGCATACCACCGGGCGGCATACCAGCAGGTCCCATTGCGGGGGCTTGAGCGGGCATATTACCTGCTGGGGCAGCACCACGAGCACGAGCAGCTATTGCTGCTAAGAGTGTAGGAGATACTGCTTTTGACTTTTTAGATGCCATGACGGCTCCTTATTTTTTGGACTTGCTCATTCCACCGCCACAGAGCTTCTCAACTTTCTCGTGCTCTTTCATGTGACCAGCAGCGTGCTTGCCGTAGTGGTGATGATGGTGCATATGACCACCATCTTTGTAATGCTTTTCAACGTGATGTACGTTGTGTATGTGATGAGGAGTTTCCTCTTTCATTAGTGGGGGATGATCCATCTTCATAGGGTTTCTCCTTATTTCTTCATTTTCATTTTGGACATGCCGCCTTTTTTCATGCCTGTTGTAGTACCAGACATTTTAGGCATCATACCTTTGGTTTTGCCTCTTTCAGCAATACCGTCTTTGCTAGGGGCAGCAGTGCGAACTTTGCCCATAGACTCTTTTGTTAAGCCCTTGCTTTCTTTGCTTGAGCCTTTGCCAGTAGTGTCTCCACCACTTGCCATTTTCTTAATTGCCATGATTGGTTTTTTCATGCTTCCACCTTTTGAAAATAAAGCCATCTCGCCGTGTCTCGTTTTGGCACTGTTAACTTTTTCTAAATCAGGGCGTGGCACGCCACCCTTCCCAAACTTTTTGCCTTTATCGGCTTCACTAAAATCCTTACCAACGGATTGGGGGACTCCTGCTTTCTTGGCAAACGCTGGGTTGTGGGCCACCGCTTCCATAAACTTATGTTGCTTTGAAGTGCTACTTGGCATTCTTAATCTCCATAAGCCTATCCAATTTCTCATCCAACCGATCAAGACGGTCCAGCACCCTTGTGATGTCTGCATGGACTTCTTGCTTCGTAACGTACTCCTTAGCAATCTCTTCTCTGGTTCTGTTAAGAAGGATGGTAACTCTTTGCAGTTCACTAAATTTCTCCTTAAGGAAAAACCCTATGATCGCAACAAAAAGCGATAACGCAGAGTTCCAAAGAATCATCACGTCCATCACATGTACCTGCCTTTTGTATGGCCTCGTTCTGCAACGCCATCTGCTGTTTTTACATATCCACCATCAGCACAGTTCCAAGCCCTAAGACTTTTATTAATCCTTGAATCAGGATCATTTGCTGTTTTTGATGATGTGAGTTTCTTTTTCATACCCGACATTCTTGCGCAAAAAGAGTCTCTACGTGAGCCTCCTTCTGGCTGAGGTGGTTTTAGATTATGGCCTTCCTTTTTAGCGGAAGCTCTCCCCTTGGCGTTTAGTCCGCCATTTGGGTTTTTACCCTCTTTGCGTTGCCATGCGGGAGACTTAGCCATTATGTATTTCCTACATCTGCGGCGTTTTTAATCAGATAACCTTCTTGCGAAACCGTTAAAGCCGCAGTACCAGTACTGACTTTTGCTTGCAATTGGATGTCCGTTTTTTCTGGGACAAGCCTAGGCATTACTCGCTGTGTATGATAGTTGTTTGTAAACGGAGCCACAATAGTAACGGTGGGCACACCTGCGCTACTTGTTTGGTAGTTCTGGTATGTTGCAAAACCTGCGGGATTAGCGTTTAAGCTGGTATTGATGTCAATACGGCTCAAGTAGAACGTATATCCTGCGGGCACGGTGTAAATACCCATCAAAGTGCGACCGTTGCCTGCTGCAATCTCTGCATACAGCGTTGTATCTGATGTATCTTTTAGCGTAATGTTGCCAGTAGGGGCGCCACTAGCGACCGACATACTGTTGATACGGAAATAAGACTTTACTGTAGTTACCGCCGTTGTACCGTTTAACTTGATAGTCTCAGAAATTTGGTTGTAGTTTGCGTCTAAACCACTGATAGTTATCAACGAAGTTGCATCAGCACCTGTATTAACAGAGCTGACAAGGTGCATTTGAATAGCAGATGACGGGAAAGTATAGGAAGTGTTGCCTTCCCATACAGGTACAAAGGATGTACCTACTGACGCTTGGTATCCATAAATGTTTAAAACACTATGCCCATAAACCTGACCACGAGCCACTTGAAGATCAAATGGTTCTGTTTTGTTTTGACGAGTTGTTGACGGAAGTATGCCGCCACTAGATAACGATGTTGCCATGAATAATCTCCTTAAAGGTTAAAGATAGGGGCCGAAGCCCCTAGAGATTAGTCAAAGTTACCGTATGGGTAAGTTGTGGCATTACCAATGTTCATGTCGTTTTGGTTGTAACGAATTGTTACTTCGACCTGACCAGAAGTAAGACCAGCCGCTGTAGTAGTCATCGCTAAAGTTACAACAATCTGACCAAACCATGCTGGGTCTTGACCAACGTTGGGGTTTTGGAAGTCTTGCAATGTAGCATTGCTGTTTGTTAGTTGTGAGCCAACAAATGTACCTGTGTATCTCTGAGCAGCAGGGCTAGAGATATTGCTAAATGTAGCGTAAACACCAGTAGATGTTGCAAAGTTGTTTGAAACGTAAGGCTGAATTGCACTTACTGCAACGGGTGTACCTGCACTGTCTTTAGGGACTGTACCAATATCAAGGATGACATCTGTGATATTGCAGCTATAAGGAACATAAAACACAACACCACGGTATACGAGGTTGGTTGCATCTGCTGTAGGAGCAGAAGCTTTAGTAGGTCCACTATTGCTAAATACACCAGACTGAGGAGTCCAGATCGTAGCAGCGCTATTGGGGATATTGTTAGAAGCAACAAATACACCTGAAGCACCACCGTAGTTAGCACCGGGGGCTGTTACTGAAAAATCTAGAAGAGCCGTTTGAACGAGGTCTGTATAACCTACATCACGAACTGGGCCAAAACGATTTTGCCCAGAAAGAATTGGGCCGGAAAATGTGGAACGTGCCATGACAAATGTCCTTATGCAAAAGTTACCTTGTTAATCGTTGCATCGTCTGCTGGGCCAGTGGCAACAAGGTGGAATTCCCAGATAACTGAAATATACACTATTTTTGAAGTGTGTCAAGAAATTTGTTGGACTTTTTGAGGTTTTCTTCTTGGGTGATTACTCTTAAATTCCAAGGTACATGGAGGCCACAGACTTCGGGTGAGATTAGTGGGATGATGTGGTCAACTACGTATCGTTCACCTGTAACCTTGGTTAACTTCTGTGCGTTTAGATATAGTTCACGCATAGCTAACTTCTGTTCTGCAGTAATCCATTTGGGGGTGGCGTTTTTATGTCTGCGCCTACGAACACTTACAAATGCTTTATAGAGTTCTGGATTCTGCGCTTTATATTTTTCTCTGTGAAACTTGCGTTGTTCTACGGGTCTCGCAGCAGCTCTAGCAATTACTTGTTCTTTATTACGCTCGTAGTACTCTTTCTTAGCTTTTTGCCCTGCATCGGACTGGTTGTACTGTTTAAAGTATTCCGCACGGGTTTCGTTTCCTTTAGCCCACTCTACCTTTAAGCAGTCAACGCATGAACCTTTAGTTTTACGTAAGGCTATATGCCCGTGTTTACATGGCTGTCCAGTGAAATAATATTTACTGTTAGTTTTCTTTGCTTCTTCTCTTGTAGTTGGGTATTCCATATTAACTCCTGTATTACGACACAGGTAAGTATAACATAAAAGAAAAGGGCCCCGAAGGGCCCTAGTTACGTCAAAAACTAATACAAAATTAGTAAGTTCCGTAGATTCCTAGTGGATCAGACCAGCCGAAGGAATAACGCTCTCTAGCTTTGTACCTCACGTTACCCGTATCGAAGTCCCCGTCCATGGAATTTTGCAAAGGAGTACGAACGAAGTGTTTAAGTCCGTTTGGTACGTCAGTTGTCAAGAACCAAGCGTTAGGTGCTGTCAAGAAGTGGTTAACTGTGTAACCCTCTGGAACTGCGCCGTTGTTCTTGATTGCATTGATGTCGTTGTTGTTTGTACCAACACGGAGTTCTGTCTCGAGCAAACGAGTTGCAACGAACATAAGTGCTGGGGGAACAATCAACTTCTTGGGTTTAGCAGCGATCAATAAACCACGCTCGTCTGTCCAAGCTGCGATCTGGATAACTGCATTTTCAAGGGCAGTTTCGTTCAAGTCAGCAGGAGTAGAAGGAGTGTTGGCGTTAGTACCGCCGTTCACCAAGGGGTGAGCAGAGCTGAATAAAGAGACGCCGTCACCACCAACATAAGCGCCGGAGAAACCGTTGTTGAGAACGGAAGCTGCCTTAACTTGTTTGGTGTATGCCATAGCACGAGCCAAGCCCTTTGTGTAACGAGCAGACAAGCTGTCGTACAAGTTATCTTCAATCGCCTCTTCGGTGATTGAGAAACCAAGAGCAATAGTTTCGTGGTTATAGCGAGTTGTCCATGCCTCTTGAGCATTGTCATAAGCGATGGCTGAACCCTCGTTTTTGACTGGTG